GAAACTTTTCTATTTCTGCGGTTGCAGTTGCTGCGATAGTCTCTGGTGGTGCTGAAAAACCAATCTTAGGATTTCTGGGATAACCTCTACCTCCGCTAGAAATTGATGCAGCATTTACAACAAAGTCTTGAACAGATGTCAAGATAGTGGCACCTATACCAGGTAGAGTGATTACTGGAAAGGTTACTCCTGGTGGATTTGTAGTAATTCCTTCATATTGAGGTGCATCATAATAAGACTTATCTACTTCCAAACCACCAGGAACTAATAATCTACCAAAAGAGTCTGCGGTTTGTATAGTTTCGTAATGATGAATTTCTAATAGTTTATCCTCATCACCATATTTTTCCATCATATAGTTATGAAGTTCTGAATTATTCAGAGGCCAATCACTGTAATAATCTTGAATGTTATTTACGAGTTTTACAACCCAATCCAGTCCAGAATCATTATATACTGCCTTAGCAATTTGTTCTGGTCTTTCATTTTCTTCTACTTTGTAGAAATCAAATGTAGTGAAGACTGATTCTAGATCTTCTCTGAGTTTACTTCTTCTGAATAAGTTTTTCGCTACAGTAACTTCATCATTGGACTTCGATCCTTTGAATCTGTTAACATACTCTATATTTGGTAGATTTTTGAAATATGCCATGAGTTTTTAGTAACCGATGTCTTCTTCTGGTAAATTCTCAAAGTCTCCACTATATATCGGAGTCAGTTCACCAAACTCCAAAACAATTGTCACAGAAACTGGTTGACCATCATCATATGCAGCCCACATTTTATCTGGAGAGTAGTCTGTACTAAATCCTCGTAAGGCACAGACTTTAAATTTGGGTAATGATATATTTCTCTTGTTATCTGTAGTTTTAAATTCTACTCCAAAAACATTTGGTGTTTTAATAAAGAAATTATTACCTGTACTTGAATTTCTAGGAGACATTCCTTGTTTAAAGAATCTAATAATTTCTCTAATTTCTTTAGCCTCGCTTTTACTCCTTGCAGTTAGTCTATATGCAAGTCCAAAGTTTCTAAGGAGTGGTGATCTAAACAATAACTCCATGTTAGGGTTTGGAACAATACCAGCACCTCTTGCTAGAATTGTTTCTGCGGAAACATTTATCCCCGCCGCTTGTAATATATTACTGGACATTACTGAATTCAAAAGTGCTTTACCAGATTGATTTCCCTCTGTAGTTAGACCTTGAATACCAGTAACCAAAGCTTTTGCTCCAATCATTGCTCTTGCAGCACCACCTATTCCACCAATTCCAATACTACTATTACCTCCACTACCAGTTAGGAACCCTACGCCGGCACCAACGAGTCCACCAAATCCTCCAGCAGCTAAATATTGACCTTGATTTTGAAGAACATCCTGAGTTACTCCAGCAGCAAGAGTGTTCATGGTATCTTCACCATATTGAACTTCTCTTTTTTCTTCAAAACTTTGTGGCATCGGTAATATCACTTTACCCAAACCTTCTTTTAATCTTCCTTTTGAATCATTATATAAGTTTGATGAGTCAGTAAGTCCTTTTTCAAAAATTTTGCTGTCACTGGTAAAAAATTCGTCTTGATTTGGAGCAACATAATTAAACATTGATATTACACAAGTGTCTCTATGCGTTTCTAATGTACTCCCTTTCAACGCAAGAGGATATACTAAAAGTTTACTTCCAGAAAATCCTGCTTTATATTTGTCATTTGTTCCAATTGCTTTGATATTATTTGGATCAAAGACTCCTCCTAGATTTGTTACTGTATCAATTATGTTAGGTTGAGTGCCGCCGCCAGTTGCGAGTGACTCGCCCACATCTTCTAAGAGACCTTGGATACCAGTTGGACTCGGTTGATTCGTTTGATTTGCGTTTGCAGGAGAATTATCAAATGGGTCAGCTGCTCCTGGTTTTGACCATGCAGGTGGCGGAAAATTATAAAGGGTACTTGCTTTTGTAGCAGCATCATTCAATTGAGTTTGAAGTTTTTCTCTACCTGTATCATCAATATTAAAGTAGTTAAATGTTTGTTGCCATGTATCATTATCAAAAACTGGAGAAGTGGGGACAAAAGTTTTTGATCCATTTGAAAGCACCTCTGAGGTAGGCACCACTATATACTTATTATTATCAGTGTCCACCTGAATTTTAAAGGTTATTACATCACCATCAGTTGCTGTTATTTCAATTCCTTCTTTTAAAGTTTCTACTGCCACTTATAGTAAGTAATGAAGTTCTTGTTTATTATTTAGACTACTTTGGAGAACGTATATATTTTGCATAAGATATAGAAGTCAATACAGGTAATTCGGTAGAAGTAACCTCATATAAATTACTCTGCATTTCTGCCCAGGTGTAGTTTCTAGGATCTTTGAAGTGTATATTGTATCCTCGGAATCCCCATCGAAATACTTCTAGACATTCGATCAATGGGTGTTGATCATACTTGAGATCTTTTGTCTTTGCCTTATATAAAAACGTGTAATATTTTCCCTGATCAGGTACAGGTGTTACTGTATATTGCAGTGCATCCATGATCAACATCATGCGATCTTCTACGTCTTGTTCTGCATTGATTTTATCTTTAATCGGACTAATCCTATCATCACTCAGGATAGGATCATCACCTTTTCCAATTAGATCCGCAAGGTCTTGCTCTGCTTTTTTTTGTTTTAGAGTTTTTCTTGGCATTACTTGATACCTAGATCTTTTTCTGTCATGATCTTAAATTCATAGTTTCTATCATCACAGAACTCCTGAGCTGCTTTCCACTTTGCTTGATTAACTGCCCAGGTCTTGACTTTATATGCCCACTGTTTCGTCCTCCTTTTAGGATTCTGTTCAGGCATTTCCACTTCTCTTTGTGGTTTGACTTCAATCACCATCGATCTTTTTTTACCAAACTTATCGGTGTATCGGACAAAGAAATCTGGATAGTATCGGTGAACTTTATTATCAATAGGAGAGATATATGGAATACAGAATTCCTCAGACTGCCACTGGTTTACATTCTCATTGAGATCACAGTATCTCATGAACTTTCGTTCCCAGAGTGAACGATAAACAATATTTGCTGGGTCACCTTTATACTTTCGGGGATTCTCTGGTCGATATTTTCCCTTGTAACTCATATACATAGTATAGATCCTTAAAAAATATTTATAGTGGCGGAAAATCTGTACAGATATAGGGTTGATCCTCTTCACATTAGGATGACGGAGGGCAAATCGTCTGCAGCTCAGGGTAACATCGGCGGTGTTATGGACTACCTGGGCGAGATTGCCATGTCCAGTCAATTCAAACTAAATTTATTTTTGAGTGGTACTGGAACAGATGTTGCTGATAATGATTTAAATCAGTGGTTTAGAGAATGTGGAATATTTGGAGATAATGCTAACGATCAAGCACTGAAGTATGATCTACTGTGTCATCAAGCTCAGTTGCCAGGAACTCAGTTTGATCTAGCAACAGAAAAGGGTGGATTTCAAGGAGTTACTGAGACATTTGCAAGAGCTAGACAGTTTACTCAATTTGCAGTTTCATTCTATGTTGATAGTGAGTATAATGTTATTAGACTATTTGAAGAGTGGATGAATTTTATCAATCCACTTGTTACTACTAAAGGAAAAACTATTAATGGTAGTCCTGCAGGAAGTTTATTCAGACAGGAAGCCCAGGGTAGCCAAGCCTATTTGAGAATGAGATATCCAGAGGATTACAAGAGAAATATTACTATTACTAAGTTTGAAAGAAATGCTGGATTTCATTTAGGTAAGAACAGTATATACCCATATGAACAAGAAAGTAGATTACTGACTTATCAGTTTGTTAATGCATTCCCCATTCAAGTTGCTGCAGTTAATTTGAATTATGGTGGAAGTGAAATTGCAAAAGTTGATATTGTCTTTAACTATGATAGATACACCACCATGAAACACGATCCTGGTAGACAAGTTTCAGTACCACGGAACTTGAGTTTAGAAAGTTTTACACAACTTAAGGGACTACCAGGATTCGCTATTGGAGATTTCGCAGACCAAGATGGTAACCTCCTGGGCGGATCGGACAAAATTGCTTGATAAATAAAATTACTGAGTTGAAATTCTATGCCATTACCTAAGATTGCTGCGCCAACCTACGAGTTGACACTACCCTCTACAGGAAAAAAAGTTAAATATAGACCTTTTCTGGTCAAAGAAGAAAAGGTCTTGATTCTCGCTCTCGAAAGTCAAGATGTAAAACAAATTACCATGGCAATCAAACAAGTATTGTCTGAGTGTATTCAAACTAGAGGTATTAAAGTAGAAGAACTACCCTCTTTTGATATTGAATATCTTTTCTTGAATGTTCGTGGTAAATCAGTTGGAGAAGCGATTGAATTGATTGTTACTTGTCAAGATGATGGTGAGACAGAAGTACCTGTCAAAATTTATGTTGACCAAGTAGATGTTCAGTTTGAGGAAGGACATTCCCCAGAGATCAAGTTGGACGATTCCGTTGTATTGAAAATGAAGTATCCATCACTGGATCAATTCATTAAAAATAATTTTGATTTTAATGAACAGGAATCGATCAGTACTATTGAAAGATCATTTGAAATTATTGCAGAATGCATCGATACTATTTTCACTGCAGAAGATGCCTGGTCTGCTAAAGACTGTACCA